TTCAAAACCTCCTTAAAGGATAAAGAAGGGCGGTTAAGCCCCTCTTATTATTCTGTTGCTAAGCCTGTCAGTTTTCCTAGAGCAAAACTTGGTCCATGATCCAAACCAAACTTACCAAAAATTTGGCCACTTTCACTAGCACCGGTCTTAGATAAATCCTCATAAAAGAAATTACCCTTGCTAGGCACTGGTTGGAACACTGGACTAATAACGCTCATGTCAGCGACCAGAAGGTCGTCTGTCGGCATAAAGCGGTGTGCTGGTGCAATACCGATGTTCCCAAAGTCAGTCTCAATTTGCTGGATATTTACGCCGCCAACATTTCTAGATTCAGGTGCGTATCCGTAAATGTCGGATAGTGCTTGCTTTTGAAATCCGTTAACAAAAATAACGGGGTTCATGAACATCGCTCCGTTGTCGAACATCTCGCGAAAGAGTTGTTGCATTAAATCTTTTGATAATGCAGCAGCGGCGGCAGCAATATTCGTTCCGCCGGTTAAAGCCGCAGCGTCCAAAAGTCCTCTGGTTTTGTTTGCAGTTCCTGCGGTAGTCGCAAGGTTGTACGTCCCGTTTAAGATCGTATGCTCAACATTACGTGCCATGATTTGTAGATTGTAATTAATTTGAAACGCCAACGCATCGGATACGTTGTTGCTTGCCCCTGCTGTGTTGATGCCGGACAAACGTCCGCCGTTTGCTAGCTTTTCGTATGATAGATTAACCGCCTGGTGAAAAATTTGTGTTACATTTTTGATTTGTGTTCTTAGCGCCGCTGTAGCATCCGGTGCGGTTAGTGATGCAGTTTCTGTGATGGCCGGTTGTGCAGCAGTAGGAAAGTCATATTCGCTCGCAACGGGAAACTCAAAATTGTCTGTCTGGAGTCCTCCGCCTGAAAGCCCGCCTAACATTGTCAAGATAGGCGTATTAATTGCGTCAGCAGTAAAAAGCTCACCGCTGTAGTTCGGCAAATTCCATGTGGTTCCTTGTCCTGATATTTGTCCCATTTTAAAACACTCCCTTTATAAGTTTTTGCCTTCCTTGAAGGCTGCTTGTTTAATTTTTATTGCTTCCAAATTGTTGCCTGTCTTAATAGCCTCGTCATACCTGGCCTTGTATCCGCCTGGTTCTGTGCTCGTTGCGTCTGGTGGTGTGGTTCCCGATACCGCAGTTTCGGGAAATTGGCTCTTGCGTGATTCCTTCACCGGATCTAAATGCTTATTCCAATCCCTTATTTTTCCATCATCCGCCAGTTCGATGTGTTCTAGGTCGAACAAAGGGATTAATAGATCAATCGTTTCTGGATTAACTTGTGCGTCGCGCAAGCCGAGTTCGACTGCCTGTGTTTTTTTTGCATTGCCCAATCTTAATTCCGATTCACTTTTAAATGTTTCAAACTCACCGTTGATAGCTTCTAACTTTTCTTTGAGCTTTTCTTGCTCACCTTCGGCGCCAGATAGCTTTTCAACTTGTCCTTGTAGGTCGGTCATTTTGTCGGTTGTTGCTTTAAGCTCATCTGTTTTTTCCTGCATCTCGCTGGCTTTTTCGTTGTACTTTTCTTTCGGCACAAAGTGCATCGGCAATTCTTTCTTTATCGCACCAACCTTGTCTTCTACCTTCTCATCATCTAAAATTGCTTGTAACCATTCCATTTTGTAGCCTCCTATTACGTTTTATACTGGTCGTTCCAGTGTTTAGGATTAACGTTATACTCCGTTTAGAGTGTGCCTAGTTTTAAGCCATATGACAGGGCATAAGCTGTTTATTTTCCTATTCTCCCTTCCTTCCAATCATTATAATTAGTATATGGGATAACACCTTCTCCTCTTGCTCTTCTTAACTTAGGCTTATATCCTTCAATAATGCTTATCATCGAACATCGACAATTGTGTACTATTATTCCGTTGTTTATATTGCCATTGTATGGTATACTGTCACTAGCAACATAAAACCCATCTTTAGTTTGGAGGTTATAAACATGTCCTTTAAAAGACCTGACGTTAGTATTGACGATGTCGTCAAACCATATCTTGCCGGAAAATCCGTTAAGGCAATCTCTGATTCCTTGGACATTTCCAGAGGTTCCGTAAACATAAGATTGTCCAAAGCTGGAATCACCCGAAGAAACAGAAGTGAAGCCATGTATCTTAGAATGGGCAGCCTTTCCAGCGATGAAAGAAAAGAACTTACTCAAAAAGCCAATATAACCCTTCGGGGTTCTGAACAACCTGAATCCGGCCTTAGAAAACGAGCTAAAAGTGTTCAAAAAACAGGTTCTAAGATTGGCAAAGGCGAACTTGTTTTGCTTGATTGGCTCCAAAACAGAGGGCTTAAATGCATCCCCCAGTTCGCCTTCCATCGTTACAACATCGACATCGCTATCGGGTCTTCCGTCGCCGTGGAATTGCTTCATGACCCCGCCAGTCCGTTGAGTAGACCCACCGATAAGAAGAAAATCAAATACCTGACTAATAACGGATGGTTTGTTATCTACATTTGGATTAATAGGAATGACATCCTTGACAAGAGATGCGCAGGCTACGTTCATTCCTGCTTTGATTTGGTTCAAAGAGATCCATCCTTGATCGGTGAGTATAGGGTGATTAGGGGTTCCGCTGAGCTTTATGCCAGTGGACGTGGTGACCTCGATTAAATCACCCTCGTAATACCTTTTATACCCTTTCTCAATAGGCGTGGGCGACGCAACAAAAGTATCGCCTGCGAAACAATTGATGTCATCTTCTGCTGTGCCTAGTTGACCAGGTGCTAGACCTCTTCCTCCTGTGTTACTTACAAAGTCCTCGTCTATTCCAATTGTGACTCCATCTAAATCCTGGTGAGCATCTCGTGTATCTCCATCAAGTGTTGCCACCCATCTCTTTTTCATTATAACACCTTTGCCGGCCGCTTGTTGTAATCCTTCTAGCCTTCCCGAACTTTGCGCCCGATGGAGCTCCGTTTGTGCTATCCTCACGACGTTCGTGGCTCCTACCTCCATTCTGTTTTTGATGCGTTTCGCCGCGTTCTGATATGATTCTCCCTTAATGAGAGACTGTGTGAGTTGTTGTTTCACTTGTCTTGTCAACAATGCTTGATTTTCTCTATTCCGTTTTAGCCAGCCCACCCTGTCTAGCGGATTATTTATAGATGCTTCAATGGTTTTTTTGGATAGTTGAGCAAATCCTAGTTTTGCTTGTGCGGTGGTTTCTAATGTAAACCCTGCTCGGTAATAAGATTCTTGGAACGTGTCACCTATCCCTTTTTTGAGTGTAACGGCATTTTTCCCTGTTAGTTTGGCTATTTCTTTATCTATGTTGCGCTCTAAATTTGATAGGCGGTTATATTTCTGCATTTCCGCGAATGAACCGTCATATTTTTCATACGCTACAGCCAACTGGTCTTTAATCTCTTTCAGGCTTGCTGTATAGGAGGATACGAGTTTTCTTTCAAAGCTTCTTTGTTGACGGTCCAGGGCTCGGTCTGCCTGGGTAAACTTACTCGTCATCACCGTCACCTGCTATCGGTTCGCCTAGGTCAATCATTCCCTCGCTTTCTGCTTTCATTTTTTTGATTGCTTCCTCAGCATCTGACACCCAGGGGTGGTTAGACAATCTGACATCTTCCGGAATGGCCCCTAATTGTTTCTGATTAGCCTCTAACAACTCAACCTCATTCACGATCATGGATCGATTAAAAACAATGTCCTCAACCTCTATTTGTGGCTGGTTGCTTATTTCTCTGTATTTATTTACGAAATCAATCAATATATATAAAAATTCTTTTAGCTCGCCTTCAAATTGGCTTGCCTTAAAACCCAGGTTAGTAAATCGGCTTTTGATAACTACGTTGGTTATGTTGCCCTCTCCTATTTGGTTAGTATTAACCCCCATGCCAAAGGTAAATATATCTTGCTCCAATCCTTCTTTGGCTTCTTTGCGTGCTTGATATGGTATTTGTATGGTCTCGGCTCTGGCGTCCCCCGTGTCAGATACTTTTAATGTTTTGTATCTCTTAACCTGACTTAAAAACTCCGATACGTTTGTACCGTCATAGCCTTTTAATATCCAATAAATATCTTGGAAGTCTTCAAGATTGTTTATAAAGTCACTACTTACAATGTCATAAGCATCAATATATGACTTAATAGGCTTGAGGTCATACTCCTCAGAATCATTATTGTATAACGGTATAAAAGGTACCATGCCCCAGGCTAAGCCTTCTGTTCGTGTTGTCTTTTGACCGTATTTTATGTCTCGCTGGAAATGATATTTGGGATTATCAAATTCTCTACGGAATATGTCTCGCATCTCTTGCTGGTCTAGTAGATTGAATAAGCTGGTTTTATCATTCTCTTGGTAATAGGTAACTTCTTCCTCGTCCCATACCTCAACCCTTGTCACCCTAACAGCTTCGCCATCCACGTTTCGTACCGTAACCTGATAGTAGCGGATCACCAATTCTAACGCCCTGTTATCATATGGTTGATACACAGGAATAACTTGTTCGCTAGGCACGTTCCTCGTTTTGAGTTGGCCTTTATCGTCGATATATGGATGAAGCCAGCCTATAACGCTTGTAGATGCTTCTGTAGCTACTTTTTTAAGTAACCGTTGAAACCCTTTGCCTAAGTTACCGCTGAGTGTATCGGAATCGTTTGTCTTAAAAGTTATGTCTTTACCCAGTGAATAATTCACTTTTTGGTCAGTTAACATCTTAAAATATCCGGAAGGCAGTTTATTATTAGACTTATAGGGATCCTCTGTTTCGTATGGCACTCCCTCGTCCGTTTCCGCATAAATAAGCATCTTTCGTTTCATGATCTCTGTGTTGTCACTGTGGTAATAATCATGGCCTAGTTTCATCTTGTACCTTAATTGCGATCCTTCAAAATCGTCAATGTAGGCCCTTATCACTTTTGTTACTTCTTTGGGTACCTGTATCATATTAATTCTGTTCATCCTAAAACCCCCACTTATCTTGCTTCATATCGTTTTCCATGCTATATCTCGCGAGGTCGATTGAATGGTTCCCCTTGTCCTCTAACTTGGCTTTTGGGTTACCATCTTTATCTACCTGGTAGTCTATTTCCTCAAATTCTTTAGCCGTATGAGGTGTTCTTTTTATATCTATAACTATTTCTTCTAAATCATCTAGCCATTTTTCGCCATACTCTACGCTGCCCGGTCCTTTTTTGGCACCTTTTATATTTATGCCATGGGACTTTACTTCGGCTACACTCTTTGGTTCTGCACTGTCCGCTATTGTCAAGTCCTTATCATATTCTTTTTTCTTTATCCACTCCGCTGCTTCTCGGTTGCTTATTTTCACCCCGTAGTATTCATCTATAAAATATATCTTTCTTCTTGTTTTATCGTAATGTATTCTACCAAAAGCAAAAGGATCCACTGCGTATCCCCAGTCAATCCCTTGACGGATATTGTCGAATGATTTTATTTCGTTGTCCGTTATTGTCCTAAATGTCAGATTGTCGAACGGAACTATTCCGCTACCTATAGGTAATCCAAGATACTCCCACTTATAACGCCTTTCGTTAGTTGCTTTAATGTGTTTAGCTTCTTCTATAAAAAAGTTAGAAGCAAAAGGATTATCTCTGTAATCGCTGTGATGCACGTGCGTATGCTTAGGTATTATTGCGGATTCATATTTTTTGTTGACCCATGATTGTTTTCGTTTGGGCGGATTGTATGAAAAAAAGAACTTATAAAAAAGCCCCTCCTCTAGTTCTGCTCTTAATATAGAATTAGTTATTGTTGTAACTTCATCTTCTTCTCTAAATTCTGTCAACTCTTCAAACCATACATCTGTAACCGGCATGTCTGATGTCTTATATGATTTTATCTTTTCCGGATTGTTGGCGCCTTCAAAAAATATCGATGCTCCTGTAGGCGTATATATTAAGGTCATGTCACCACTTGGAGTTTTCGACCAGTACCAAGAGTCCTCTACCCCTAAATGGTTAATAGCCCAAATTAGTTGCTCTCTGCATGATCGGCGTATTGTCTTGTCTATTTTTCTTATAACTAGGGCATGGCTCTTGTACTTCATGCGATTAAATATTAGCCTTATTGATATGGTGGTAGACTTGCTACTATTCCTGCCACCTTTGGCAATTACATTAAGTATGTTACTATCCTTGCAAGCTTTCCATAGGTCGCTGAAGTTAGGAAGTATCTTTTCGCTTATGTTTGTCATTTTATGTCGTCAACTATTGTAACCCCTAGTTTCCCGCTGTGTTCTATGTCCTGTTTGTCTCTCCACTCGTTACGCTTTCTATTCTTTAACCAAAATATTTGCGCTCCAACATCCGGAACAACTGTTTTGGTCGTTTTTTCTTGCCTTTTTTTATCCTTGCCATAAGCATCTTTTTCCTGTACTATTTTAGTTTCTTCATAGGTGAAGCCTAATGCCCTTTTAAGTAGTGCATTTTCTACTCTTATATCGACTACTTCTTTTCCCTTTGTTAGGGCCTCGGCTATCTCTGTGTACTTATTCTTCCAAACATACAGTGTGCTTGGATTTATCCCCATCTTATCGGCTATTTCCTCGTCGATTAATCCATCTCTTGCCCAAGCTTCTAACTTTATCAATCCATCCCCTGTTTTCCATTGATGAAACTTGCCTTTTTTAGTTACTTGCTTAGTCATACCACCACCCCCTTATTTATCAACTGCATTCTTCAACC